GACCGTAGGGGTAAATGACTGGCCTCCAGTAAAGGCAGCGGATGTTACAGTAAGAGTCTCTGATGTGTCGAAGGTAGCCGTCTCGCCTACAATCTGGTCTTTGGCTTCATCTTCGACATCGCCACCGACTAGCTGATAACCTCCGCTGAATAATGGTTGAAGAGATGGCTGTCCAAAGAACGTCCTAGGGGTATTCCACGCCCTGATGAAATATCCGTCAGTCGGGTACAGTCCTGTGGCATATTCTACGTTAAAAGAATAACCAGCACCTGTTCCTTCGCCGTTATTGATTACACTACGAAGGGCTCCCCATGTAGCAAAGGTCGCTGAATCTCCGATAAGGAAACTCATCAGACGCGGGCAAAGAAGTAAACCGCCGTGTTGGTGCCGACCTTGATACGGTCGCCCCAGAGGGAGCCGGTGACGTACTGTACCACCGAGCATACCGGGCCCGTGCCTTCGGTGGCCTTTGCCAGCAGGATGTAACCGTAGGTATCCGTATCGCTCAGGGCCGTGTCCGAGCAGATGATACGCGGGTAGTCGGTCGAAGTGTCGTCGGTGCTAGGGAAGGCGCCGCTGGTAGCATCCTTGCCAGCCCGCAAATAGATGAAGCATTCGTGCGTCGTCGCGTCAAAAGGAGTCAGGACCGACACAGGCCAGTCAGGCAGGCCTCCGGAGGTGCGGTCAAGGAGCACCCAGACACTGTCCTCCTCGATCTGGGCGACGTTGTTATTCAACGTGCCAGGGACGACTTGGAACAGCCACGCGCTACCAGCCGAGTCGTAGGAGACGTTGATGACCTGAAACGGATGCGTCGCACCCAAACCGTCACGGCTAGGGAACTGCTCGGACGTGTCGAACGTAAAGCCCTTAGAGGACGAGTCGAACGTGTAGCCAACGCCTGGTTGAATCTTCATGGGGACAGGGCGTAGGTTTCGGGTTCGTAACCTTCGCGGTTATAGCGGACCTCGTACTGAACTTTGTAAAGGGTGCCGAAGTCCTCAAAGGAGATTTGAGCCAGCAGCAGTTGGTTCTTTGTTCCATTGACGAAGACAGTGCCAACGTAGTCCGGGACTAGATTGATGGAATTAAACTGATTTGTCCCGCTGCTCTTTCCGACGCGATCACGAAGGCCCGTGACGTTAGCCGCATTGGTCGTGTAGAAGTGACCAGAGAAAGAAGTCTGCGGGGCAAGGTAGTTGGTCCTGCCGTAGTAGCCAGGGTAGAGGGCTTTCTTAAAGCCGAGGAACTTGTTGCCGTTCTGTTCCTGAAAGCGTGAGCCGTTGTTGCCCTCGTACTCGAAGCCGCCAGTAATAGGCACAGTAGCGTAAATAGGAACATTAGGAGAAGTCGTTCCAGTTCCAACGCCAGCGATGGGTGCGCCGGTGAAACCAGTAGCCAGTGAGAAGAAGTTAGGGTGAGCTGTAATGTTCTCAGAGGTCAGACCCTGTGAGCCAGTGATTTGTGGTTCCGTGCGCGTCCCAGAGTAGTACGTAGAGTCGATGCCGACATAGTCCACGGTCAATGTGGCAATGTCTAGAGCATCATAACTGATGGAATACTTGTGCGCGGTCAGCGTACCAAGTCCGGTTCCGATAGGGCAAGAAGAACCGCGGTTAATGACCGAACTGATGGCAGCTGACTCATCAGCCTTCCAGACGACCGTTGCCGTAAGCAGGCCGTAGCCGTCGCTCTGAACTTTCCCTCCAGGCTGTTGAATTGGACTAGTGAGGGAGTTGCCCTGAGAGATTTTAGCCATGATTATTGATGAAAGGTTTTCTTGGTAAAGTCGACTTGGGTTCCGGGGGTATTTAAATTAAACTTCTTGAGTTCAACGAGCTGTTCCTTGGCGACCTCAATGGCCTCAGTCATCTTTTCCATGACCGGGTTGGCGCCCACGCCGACGACGTTGGAGAAGCCCTCTGGTGGCTTGAAAGAGTTCTTCTTCTCTTCATCAAACATTGAGGCATATTTTTTACCTTCTGGACTAGCAAGGAAAGCGGCTAGGGATAACTTCTGCATATCTGCAGCCTTGGACATATCGCCAGTGCCGGTAATAAAACTAGCACGCCCAGAAGCCTGAGCTTCACGCATGACAGCCTTGCCTTGATCTGTCTCTGTTAGAAATCTTCGTGTCATTTCTTCACGCCCAGCTTTGATTTCTTGCTCTTCTTTTTCTCGAGCGTCTTTAGCTTTGAAGAAGTTTGCCATTTTTGTCTCTTCGTCTGTAGCAAGTTTGCTTTTACCTTCAGCAATGCGATTAAGTCCATCCTGTGCTAATTGTTTGGCATCAGCGATTGAACCAGCTACTAATGAGATAATGCCAGAAACGATGGCAAGCGGTCCGGCAAAAGACAGAAATACAGAAGAGATAGTATTGCCGAAGTTCTTGCCAATCTTGTCGAACTGCGAGCCTACTGCGGACGTTGCCTTAGTCGTGGTCTGCTCCACGGCACCGCCGGTAGTTCCAACCTTAACTCCAGAAGCACGCTTCTCTAGGCTAGTGATGGCTTCCTTCGCGCGATCTACCGCCTGCGGGACGTCCGAGGTGGTCTTAATATTGACTGTCAGGTCTTGGGCCATGGTCAGGGGGTTACCTTTGCAGGATTGGAAGCCGCGGCTGCCGCTAGAGCATCTCTCACTTCCTCATCGGCCATGAACGCTTCCTCCTCGGGGGACATTACGGAGACGTCTGCACCGTTACGAACACCGAAGGCTGTATTCATCCAGATGGCCTGACACTCTGGCATCTCCCAAGCACGCTGCTCGGGTATACCATTAGCGATAAGATTAGTGACGATAGCCAAGGGCCACGGGATTCCCTTACCGCCGCCACCCTTAGTCTTGGCCTGTTCCCAGAACTTAGGCCAATGGGCGACAAGGATGTACGAGGAAAATATAGCCAGCAAGCGCTCAAACTCCTTGGGGTTGCGTTCGAGCTGAATGACGCGCCAAGTGTCGGCGATGCCGAACTTTCCGATGGGTTCCTCGGCGCATAACCTGACGGCGAGGATAAGGTCGGCGGGCGTGATATCTCGCGATCCGTCTATCAGCGGGGAATGGAAGGCTTCAAGACGTACCCGGTACTTGAGGCACCAGGGGTAAAGCGAACGACCAAGAAACCCTTTTAGGGGTGCGGGGTCGATAAAGGCAGCGAGAAACCGTTTGTCCATGCCGCCTAGTGTAGCCCACTTGGGGCTAAGTCAATTAGGCAGGCGTAATGCCTTCATAATCGATAGCCGTCACAGTGACCGCGGTGAAGCCCTTATTGGAGCCCTTCTCGTCAATCTTGGTGACAGTACCAGCAAAGGAAACGGAAGCCGAACCAGACGGGTAGGCCGTGGCGGCGTTGAGCGTGAAACTGAGGGCCACGCCGAGGACCGGCATCGTGGAGGTCTTGCAGATACCTTCGATAGTAATCTCGGACTTACGATCGTCGAGGCGGTGGGTCTTGGTCAGGCCGGTCTCGTCGACCACCGTGGCCTCGGCGTTGAACGAGGAGGAGAGCGAGTAGCTCTGGACGTAGAGGTTCGTGACAGTACCAGCCACACCGTAGAGGCAGGTAACTCCGTTTGAGATGGCGGCCATATACCTTTGGGCGGTTTGGAATTAGGCCGGGAAGACCGTCAGCAGGTCGAAGGAAAAGGACGTCGCCCAGGAGCGCTCGTCGATGCCCTCGTCTTCGGACTGCATGGTCACGTCATAGCAGGACGCGTCACCCGAGGCCGTAAAGGCCGCCTTGATGGAGGTCAGGTCACGCATATTGCCGGACAGGGCGGCGCAGCGGGCGCGGTGATCGGCGAGGGTCGTATCGTCGGCGTTCGAGAATAGGGTGATGCGGACCGAGCAGCTGAAGTTGCCAAGGCCCTCGGGGAGGTCGCTAGGAGCCCGGGCGGCTTCGCAGAGGACCACGGCCTTGGGCAGGGTCTGCGTAGCGGCGCTGTCGCCCGTTAGGAACGTGACGGTGGTCAGCCCAGTCTGGGTCGAGAGATAGGTCGCGACGGTAGACTCGACGATGTGACGGATAGATGCGGTGCCCATAAAGTTTAGCGGCTGTTAGCGCGCTGGATAGTGGAGTTCATGTGTTTCTCAAAGCGGGCCTTCATCTGTTTGATACGGTTTGCGTAGACCAGGGGAAGCACGGAGGCGTCGACGCCAATGTTGTTTACGTTGCCCTGGCTGTTAGTGACGCTCAGCTCGACGACCTTCTCATTGGCGATAAGGCTATTGCTTCCGCGGACCTGAGTGTGGCGGTTAATCCATGCCACCTTAAGCAGGTCGACACCGAAGTCTTTCGGGACACCGTTAATCATGGGCTTAGGCAGGGAGCGCAGGGCCGAGGCCCAGCCGGCCTTAATCATGCCGACCATCTGCTGGCGGTCTTTGATGTATTGCGTCAGCTCGGACTTGGTCTCGACAAGCATCTTAATGGTGACCGGGCGCGTGCCCTTGCCGATACGGCCACCGAACTTGCCCTTGATGCGGTTATGCGGAGGACGCAGATCAGTGACGAAGCCCTGACCGTATTCGGTCTGGATGGGATTGGTCGTGTTAAAGTAGTTCTTAGCCTTCTGGAACGCTCGGGTGTAGTCCTGGTCATTGGCAATCTTGCGCATGATTGGGGGCAGACCCTTCAGCGCATGTAGTGTGCCCTTGCCGATAATCTTATTGAACAGGCCGATGTCGTTAGACTTTGTAGCGTAGGCAAGTTGATTGCCGAGGAGTGACGCAGCTGAATTGGAGTTACGGTCGTTCGCCGCAACGTAGAGCTTCTTGATGTCTCCGGCCACGGCGTTATCGCCTGCGGTCTGAGCTGCCTTGGATAGGCCACGGCCTCCGCCTTTCGGCATGGGAGGGGTAAAGGTTGCCGCGTCTTGGCAGGCCAGCGCAGCTTGTTCAAGCGCCGCGTCCCGCATAGTCTGCCCGGTGTTGGCCGCAAACTGACGCAGGCCAGCCATAAACTCAGCCTGAGACTTCGGACTGATGCTAACCGTGACCACGGCGTTACTGGTTATCGTCGATGACGACGAGCGTGATCCATGCCGACGCAGGCTTGTAGGTC